AGCTAGCAGAACCCTTTAATTGTTCTTGTCATAACAAAAGAATAAGAGGCAAAAAAGAGATAGAACTCTATGAGCCAGAAGACGAATATAGCAGGAGTTATGAATAATGGCAAATCATGTACATAATTATATAGAAATAGTAGGGAATGAAAAATGTATTGAAGCATTTGAAACCTGTATAAATAACATTCAGTTTATGAATAAACAAGGTTGGATGGAATATAAAGGAATAGAAGATTTAAACTTTATGCCTAAACATCCTCGAGATCAAGAGGGGTGGTTAATTAATGCTTATGACTACTATATAGATAATGTAGGTGCAAAATGGGCACACATTGAAGATTCAGAAAGTACATATATAACTTTAGTTTCAGCTTGGAGTCCTGTGAGTGCTTTTGTAGGACATCTAGTACAATATCTAAGTGGGTTTGATACTAATGTGATGTTAAAACATGATTATACTGATGAATACCATCAATTTGTGGGTATTCAAAGAGTTACTTCGGATGGAGAACCTTTATTCGACTATGACGAAATAGAATGGCGTTGGTTAGTAGAAGAATTTTCAAAAGAGGGTGTAGATGTAGAAAGCAATGACTTTGAGTGGTGGGAAACATTAGAGGCTTTAGATGGTTATACACCACAAGAATATCTGGATGACATGGTAGATAAATGGCGAGATAATGCTTGGAAACTGATGATGAACTAATGGCTTATGTTTCTACACTGTGGTATTATATAGGCTTTTACTACCTTAAAACATTAGTAAGAAAATGAAGTATTATTTCTATAATCCAGTAACTGGAGTTGGTTGGGAAGATGAATTAACCTATCTAAAAAAGAAACGATTTTTACAAAACAGCCCTTGGATTAGGGAATTAAAAGGAATATTTATGTCAGGAATTTACAATCAAACTTATTTTGATAACCACCCGTTTGAACAAGAAAAAGATGGAATACTATATGGTGTTGTCTTAGTTAATAAACGAACGTGGCATAGAGAATGTATTAAGGTTGGGATAGCCTCTGGTAAAGATTATCGACACATTATAAAGCGTAGTCATGGTTTTAAAGGGTACGAGATTCGTATTCAAAGAACTTACCACGATACTCTTTATAATGTATGGAAAATAGAACAGAAACTACATGAAAAATATAAACATGAAAAATTTGAACCAAAAATCAAGTTCGGGGGTTACACAGAGTGTTTCGAAATTACTTCGCTCATTCTACAGGACTTCCCGAAAAATAGTTCTTGACATGGCACCCCAAATTTGTTATAATATATTATATATAAAAAAATGAGAGCAATAACGCAAGAAATTTTACCCCCCGCAAATTGTCCAGCCTGTGGCTCGATATTAGAGTGGGATAAAGATCAACTTTTTTGTATCCACACAAACTGTGGTGGAAGAACACACAAAATGATTGGACACTTTGCAAAAACTCTTAATATTAAGGGGCTCGGACCCCGAACAATAGAGAAATTAGAGATAACTTCAATATTTGATTTATACCAGTTACCATTAGAAATGATGATAGATGCGTTAAATTCCGAGAAATTAGCAGTTAAACTTTATAGAGAAATACAAGCAAGTACAAAAGTAGATCTAGTAGATTTACTACCTGCTTTCTCCATAAAGTTAATAGGTAGAACAGCTTCTACTAAAATTTGTGAAGTTATTGACTCTTTTGAAGAGCTAACAGAACTAAAATGTGCGGAAGCTGGTCTAGGTCCGAAAGCTACTAACAATTTGCTAGATTGGTTAATTGAAGAATATACTGATGGATATGATCGCTTACCTTTTAGTTACAAAACTAAAGTGAGTAAGAAAGATGTCAAAGACATTAAAGGAATTGTATGTATATCAGGAAAACTTAAGAGCTATAGCACAAAAGCAGCCGCAAAGAATATTTTAGAATCAAAGGGCTTCACTGTGAAAAGTAGTTTAACAAAAGATGTTAATATTCTAGTAAACGAAAGTGGAATTAATTCCGCAAAAACACAAACAGCCCAAGAACGGGGCGTAACAATAATAACAAACCTAAAAACATTTTTAATGGAGAAATCAAATGGCATTACCTAAATGGACAGATGAAAGAACCACAAGTCTAACAGACTTTGTCGGTTCTGAAAGCCCAATTTCACAAGCTACTGTTGCTAGCGCAGCTGAAGAATTAGAAACTTCAACTCGCTCAGTTTCCAGTAAACTTAGAAAAATGGGTTTTGATGTAGAATTAGCATCTTCAGTATCTCACAGAGCTTTTTCTGTAGATCAAGAAAACACTTTACATCAATTCGTTACTGGCAACAGCGGTCAGTACACGTACGCAGAAATTGCAAATTCTTTCGAGAACAGCTTCTTTTCTGCAAAATCAATACAAGGGAAGATCCTTTCAATGGAACTTACTTCTCATGTAAAACCAGCTGAGAAACCTCAATCAGTCAGAACTTACTCTCCCGAAGAAGAAGCTACATTTACTACTATGGTAAATGATGGTGCATTTGTCGAACAAATCGCAGACGCACTTGGCAAGACTGTAAATTCAATAAGAGGAAAAGCTCTTAGCCTGTTAAGGTCTGGCGATATTAACGCTATACCTAGACAAGAGATCACTAAAGGCTCTACAAAAGCCGATCCATTGTCTGAAATTAATGGTGAAATCGGAGACATGACTGTTGACGAAATCGCTGATGAAATTGGCAAAACCGTAAGAGGCGTAAAAACCATGTTGACAAGACGTGGCTTAACTTGCGCAGATTATGATGGCGCTGCTAGAAAAGTAAAAGCTTCTAGTTAAGTTTCTATAAAATTGGGCAAGAGGGTTTACCCTTCTTGTCCTTTTTTCTGGGGAAAGAATGAACTTAACTTCTGCATTACTTAAACAAATAATTACACAAGAAGATTTTGATACTTGGGGTAACCTGAGGGAGAACTATTTACCAAGCGAATATCAAACATTATATCGTGTAATGTCGACTCATGTGAAAAATTTCACAAAGCTCCCAACCTTTGAGGACTTAAAATTATCTATCAGGGATAGGAAGCTACAGGAGAAAGTTTTTGCTATAGAGGCAGTCGATATTGATGTTGATGCTTGGATTCTATTAGAATATCTAAAGAATGAGTATACTCAAATAGAGATACTAGATGAACTAGATACATTTATAGATAAAACAGTAGCAATATCAGATGCAGAAGAAAATGTTGAAGCAATTCAACAGATAGTATTAGACATAGGTGATAGAGTAGATCTCAAACCACCTGAAGAAAATATGCAAGTAATAAATCTATTTGAATCAGAGGATGAAATTAAAAAATATCTACCTCTTGGTTTAAATCAAGATTATGACCAAAAGTTAAAGTTCTCCCCCAGAGATCTGGTGCTTGTTGGCGGTCGTAGAGGAGCTGGTAAAACATTCACTTGCGTTAATATAGCAAGTAATGTTTATGATCAGGGTAGAAGTTCTCTTTACTTCACAATCGAAATGGATAGTCGTGCCATACTGCAAAGAATGTGTTCCATAGGAACAGGTGTTCCTGTTTCAAGATTACTAACAAGAAACCTTGTAGAATCAGAATGGAATAAAGTAGCAGGATGGTGGGCAGGTCGTTTTGAAGAAGGAAGTGAATTACTACCAGACTATTATAAAGATAGAGACTTTGATGATTTACACAGTAAATTAATTAAAAGGAAACTAACTAAAGATAGACAATTAGATGTGATATATGATCCACAACTTAGCCTACCTAGAATTCGACAAGAGCTCGAAAGTAGAGTAAGTCAAACAAATTATGGTGTTATCATAGTAGATTATCTAAATCAAGTGCGACGCAGCAATGCACCTAGTAGAACTGGTCAATACGACTGGACAGAACAAATCGAAGTCAGTAAGACTTTGAAAAGCATAGCACAAGAATATGAAGTACCTGTATTCTCTCCTTATCAAACCGATAATACAGGCGAAGCAAGATTTGCAAAAGGTATTCTTGATGCGGCAGATGCAGCTTATACAATAGAAACTTGGGAACAAGAAGATAATTGTATTACATTTAATTGTACAAAGATGCGATCTGCTAGAATGGAAGGATTCACAAGTGTCATGGACTGGGACACACTAAAAATCGGTCCAGAGACTACTTTAAATCCTAAGGAAAGAGAGGAGATTAAAGGCAATATAGCAGGGGAAGAAATACACGAGGTAATATAATGGCAATCAAGAAAAAATCACATGAAAAGTTAGATGATACCAATATTAAAAGAGTCATAGAATCTCTTAGTAGTAAAACTCCTGTAACTAAAAAAGAGGCTTGCGAAATGTTAAACATTAGTTATAACACAACAAGGCTATCCAAGATTATAGAGGGTTTCAAAGAAGATCAAGATTATCGTAAGTCAAGAATGAATAAGAATAGAGGCAAGTCTGCTTCTAGTGAAGAAATAAAACAAATGATTGAGAAGTATCTTGATGGACAAACCATTACGGATATAGGTAAAGCTATGTTTAGGTCTCCTGCCTTTATCAAAGGAAACTTAGATAGAATAGGTGTCCCTACCCGAGTGGCTGAAGGAGAAAAATTTATAGTACCTGATGAGTGTGTAAAGTATGAATTCGAAGAAGGAGAATGGGTGTGGTTTAATAAAAACCATCCCGATACCAAAGGAGGACATGCTGGAAGAATAGTAGAAAATCTAGGTACTTCCGAAAATAGAGAAGGAAATGCCTATATGATTCATTATTGGGTTCCTATAGAATGGAAAGAAGGTATGTGGATAACTTGGTGGCCCGGTATTAAAAGGTTCAGAGGCTGGACAACAGCTTTATCTTATGAATTAGCTTCAATACAACATCTTGTAGATAATTATGGGTTGAATGAGGAGAAGTTATAATGGCTAGTGATAGAATAGGAACAACTTCTGCTAAATTAATAGCAGTTCCTCCTTTTGAAATAGTGACTGTAAGTACTGATTTTATGTTAGAACAACCACAAATTAAATCTAACATAAAAAGAGTGCCTGTAAATCAACCTTTAGTAGATAGTATATTAAAGGAGAACATGTTAAATCCCTTTCTTTGTATGAAAGAATGGTACCCTTTAGCAGGCAGTCAAAGAATAAGAGCTGTATTACATATAAAAGATAATATAGAAGAAACCTATAATACAAATATAGTAGTACATAGGTTCTTAGAAGATTACCACAACATTTTTTATCTCTGGGGAGACGAAGAATTTAGAAGCAAAGCGATAGCCATTTGGTTTCAGCTTCAAGAATTAGTATTTAAAAGTCTATACTACAATCATGATGCTGACGGGAGTGGAATTAAGATGACTAAATTTGAAGACTTGGGAGAAGAACTGGAGTGGCAACATGATAGAACTAATAGGTTATCTGGAACTAATAGTACTGATATTGATGCTGAGGTGGTTGCTTAAATGAAAGTAGTT